TGAAACAATGGCTCACGATTATGGATGGTAGAGAAAGAACAAGCCACCATGACATTAATATGGAAAAAGTGAAGTCAGAAGAAAAGTTTTCAAATGGTTTAACACGTCCAGGCGATGATAAAGGCGCGGCTGAAGAAGTAATTCAATGTCGTTGTCAGCTATTACCTGCTTGGTCCTAAAAAAGGGAGTGAAATAGAAAATGGCAAAAACCATTCAACGTGGCGACAGTGAAATGAAAGTAGCATCAATTAATTTCGAGGTGAAGGAATTTGGACAACCAGAAGACCGTACTTTACGATTTATCGGTTCTGACGAATCCCCTGACCGTGATGGAGATGTTATTTCTGTAGATGGTTGGGATATTAAAAACTATCAAGCCAACCCGGTTTTCCTTTGGGCTCATGACTACAGTATTCCACCAGTAGGGAAATCCCTTAAAACGTGGAAAGAAAAAGGAAAATTACTATTTGATATACAATTTCCTGAAAAAGGTATTTATCCTTTCGCCGACCTAGTGTATAATCTCTACAAGGGAGGTTTTCTCAACGCAACGTCTGTCGGGTTCATTGGCAAAGAAGCTGAAGCTCGTGACGACGATGAAGTGAAAGAAATGCCTGAATGGAGACGCGGTAAGAAGTTCCTCAATCAGGAACTATTAGAATTATCAGCCGTTCCTGTTCCTAGTAACCCAGCAGCTCTACAACAAGCCAAATCAATTGGTGCAGTTACAGACGATGAGTATACTAGCTTAATGAGTTTCATAAATGGTGATTTCGTACAGAACCCACACATTGGTGCTAAGACTCTGAAAGGTATCCAGAACGTTTATGAATCACAAGAACAAGAATCCAGCAAGAAGGAGGTTACACAATTGGAAGACAACATTAAAGCAACTGAACCTGAAGTTAAGAGCCCAATGGAGCAAAAACTGTTCTCATTCGTTCTAAACCCTACCTCTAAGAAAACTTTATTAGTAGAAAACTTATCAGGTAAAATTTTAGGCGACATGACAGAAGAGGTCAAAAGTCTTATAGCTCAAGCAGTTGAGGTTGCCAAAGCCAACTTCGAGTCAGAAGAAAAGGCAGGAGCGTCAATTTCTAAAAAGAATAAGGGTAGACTTTCTCAAGCTAAAGACCTTATAATTGAAGTGTTAGGTCAGGTTGAAGATGAACAGTCCATCGAAGACCAAAAAGATCCTGCAATCCTTGATGACGAAGATGAGTTGAATAAACCAACTGACGTATCAATGGACGGCAAAAAGTCAGAAGATGAAAATCCAGATGACGAAGAAGAAATAGGTACAACTAGTGAAGATGATGAAGAAGATCCTAAGAAGAAGAAATCTGTTGAAGACGACTTTTCTTTTGAACTTGAAGATGATGCTGATGAATTTGAAATGGAACCAGAAGACGTAGCTGATTTAATCAAATCTACGGTAGCTGCTCTAATCAAGTAATCGCTCAACGTTTTATCTGCACATAACAATAAGACAGCATAGGGGGAAAATTTTCAAATGAAAATGTCAAAAGAAGAATTAAATAACATGATTAAATCTGCTGTTGAATCACATGTGGCTCCTCTTAAAGAGACGAACACTAAATATTCAAACAAATTCAACGGCGACGAAAAAGCTGCTGCAGAATTCGCAGAAGAAAAAGCTGCTAAAGATGCTGAGTTAAATCGTAAAGGTGAAACAGTTGAGCCAGGTATCCGTTTAGCACGTTCTGCTAAATTAATGATTATGGCAAAAAATGATATTGAGCGTGCAGCTTCAATGTCGAAGAGCTTCTACCGTAACGATGTTCACTTACAAAAATCATTGGGCGCATTAGCTGCTTCTGTTCCTACTGATGGTGGATTCTTAATTCCTGAAGAGTATTCAGAAGAAATTATTCCGTTACTTCGCAACAAAGCAGTATTCCGTTCAATGGGTGCTCGTCCACTTCCATTGTCTGGTGGTAACTTGAACATTCCTCGTATGTTAGGTGGAGCTACTTCATACTACATCGGAGAAAATCAAGATGCTAAAGCGTCTAAACCAACTTTCGGTTCTATGCGTCTTTCAAGCAAAAAACAAGTTACAATGGTTCCTATCTCAAATGATCTTATCCGTTCAACATCTTTCGAAGCGGACCGTATGATTCGCGACGACATGTTGAAATCAATGGCTTTGGCTGAAGATCTTGCTGGTATGTACGGTAAAGGTACTGAATACACTCCTCGTGGTTTATTCTATACTGATGGTATTGAAAAGAAAGCTTTAGGGGCTGCTCCTGACAGTGACAACTTAGGTGACTTTGTTGGTTCATTAATGTCTAAAAACATTGATTGGAATTCAGTAGGTTGGATGTTCAATGGTCGTGTATGGAACAAACTTTACCACCTTAAAACTTCAACTGGTGCTTACTTACACCGTGAAGAATTAAACCAAGGTAAATTCTTAGGCTTCCCATTCAAAGTTACAAACCAAATTGCTTCTACGGGTACTAACCTTGCAACAGATATCTTCTTCGGAGATTTCGCAGAGTTCATTATCGGTGAAGAAATGGGTCTTGAAATGATGGCATCTACTGAAGCTACTTACCAAGATGGTAACGAATTAGTGTCTGCTTTCTCACGTGACCAAACGATTATCAAAGTTACTGCAAAACATGACTTTGGTGTACGTCACCCAGAAGCATTCATTATCGGTACTGGTGTCTGGACAAAATAATTGATCTTTGACGGAGGGTGAGAAATCGCCCTTCATCATTTAATGGTTTTTTGAGTATATTACTATATTATATTATATGGTAATAAAAGTCAAGTAATAACAAAAAAAAGAAACGAGGGATACTCAATGAATAGAGTTCTTCATTCAACTGCCAATGTAAAAAATGCCGTTCTAGGTGTTCAAGTAACTGCACCTCAAACAGGCGCAAGCGTAGACCGTTTCAACTATCGTGATGCAATCCTTCACGTTCTTGTTGCTAACGTAACTGGAGCTCCTACTGCTAAAAGCGTAGCTGTGAAAGTTCAACATTCTGAAACTGATGTACCAGGCGACTTCGTGGATGTAGTAATCCAAGGACAAGCTGGGGAAATCGTAGTTACAGACACAGAAGGCGAACTTCATTTAAACCTTGATGGTTTCAAACAGTATGTTCGCGTTATTGCAACTCCTGCATTCACAGGCGGAACTACTCCTAAAGCAGACATCGTTGGAACAATTGTTCTTGGTAACAAAGTTTCAAACCCTGTTCGCACTGTTTAATAGCAAAGTTGTTCCCCTTACTAATCAAAACCTAGCCTTTCGGGGTTAGGTTTTACCTATATATATTTGGAAGGGGTTTTATTATGTTAGCAAATAATGCTTTAACAACACTAGAAAAAGCGAAGTCCTATCTTGCCATTCCTTCAGAAGACGTAACACAAGACGATATACTTACATTCTTTATCAATAGTGCATCAACTACTATTGAAAAGTATTGTAATCGAGTATTCGGTCTTAAAACGTTCAATGAGTTACTACAAGGTCGCGGTTCTTCTAAACTCATTCTAGATAATTATCCTATCGTCACAGTAGCAGAAGTGCTCATAGACGACCAATCAGTTGATATCTCAGGTGTCAAAGTGTTATCTGATAAAGGTATGATTTATCGTCCCGGTGGTGGCTTTCCTGCTATTGTCCAAGGTGGTAGATTCTTACACCCAAGACCTGATGAACATCATCACAATATCTTTGTTGAGTATACTGCGGGTTATGTATTACCGAAAGATGAAAGTACTGAGAATCCAAGAACACTTCCTTTCGATTTAGAGTTAGCATGCTTGAGAATGTTGAGTACGATGCAAAAAGGTAAAGATGTAGTTTCAAACGGAACCAACCTTATCTTGAAACGTGAGCAAATAGGTGACTGGATAGGCGAGTATGAGCCAGAAATTAGAACCACCGCATCTGTTAAAATCGAAAAAACAGACTTTGATATATTAAGTATCTTAGACCTGTATAAGAGAGCAGAGTATGGTATATGACAAGGCCACATCTTAGACCTAATGTTATTGTTGCAAACGATTTTGGTATCGAACATCTTCTTATTCATGATGCTACACTTAATCGCTATTCAAAGGTGAGATTACCTGGTGGTAGCTTTAAAGAGACCTGGAGTCCTGTAAGGGATATCAAATGCAGATTCACTGTCTATACGCCTAAGGAAAGTGTAATCACCTTAGAGCAAAAAGAAACCGTAGGTACGAAATACAAAGTCTTCACTTTAGGTAATGAGGATATAATGCAAGGAGATAGACTTACATTTTTAGAGAAAGTCTACGAAGTAGTTGATACTCCTTTGAATCCTTCATTCATAAATCATCATTTAGAAGTAGAGGTAAAATTAGTACCAAGGGTGGTGTAATATGACTGCTTTTGAAGATAACTTTGCCCTCATTAAAGGTGAGATAACAGACGGGGTACGACAAAACGTCACGAACGCTGCTATCTACTTAGTAGGGCAAATAAAATTGACTTTAGGTACTGGCGAACGTACCGGTAAGGTATACAAAGTTCCAGGTACCAAAACCAAAGAATACACTTCATCAGGTCCTGGAGAAGCACCAGCAGTTTTATTCTCAAATCTAATTACTAGTATCACACATGATATAATCGTAGACAACCGTTACGAGTTTACGGCTCGGGTTGGTACCATTATGGAGTATGCTAGGAGATTGGAGTTTGGATATATCGATACTGATAGTCTTGGTAGGAAATACAATATGACCGCGCGTCCTTTCTTTAGGACGACATACCTTGAGCAAAGAGAAAAAATCATTGCTATTATGAATGGAGAATTACCATGATATTCGATGTGCTTGCTTACCTTGACAGTGTCTTAATAGAAGATACTCAAATAAAGGCTGAACTAGCAGATTATTTTGGTAGTCCAGCAATAGCATTTCAGACCGCACCTAAGGATATGTTGACGCCTTATATGGTGACTACCTCAGTCGGTAATACGGCGGAGAGCAACCAGGTAACTGACCGTTCACTGTACAGTGTAGACATATATGTAGAAGATGGTGATACGTTTAAAGCAGGTAAGATTGCAAAGCGTGTCATAGAACTTTTCGATATGTCAAGACTACCAGTTGACATCGGTTTAAATATTTGGAAGGAATGGGATAATTTCATTCCTGAAGATGACCCAAGCATGATACGTTATCACGTTGAATTTGGGTTAAGACACATCTAATCCGTAGAGGAGGAAATTTACATGACATTGAAAATGAGAAGTGGAGTTCGTCCAGGTACTTCTAAGGCCCTATTTATCGGACCAGGAGCAATCTACAAGAACTTCGTGAGCCCGACTGAGATGGGTACCCTTTTAGGTGCTACAAAAGGCGGTAACAAAATCAACATTCAACAAGAATGGCACAATGCAGAAATTGATGGTTCTCTTGGTCCTGTAAAAGGCGCACGTTGGTTGATTGGTGAAGACGTTGAAATGGAAACTTCTCTTTTAGAGATGACTCTTGACAACTTGCAACTTCAATTACCTGGTGCTGTTATTGATTCAACTGACGTTGATTATGACATCTTATCACAAACTGATGATATCAGCCTTGTTGAGTATTACGATGTTGCAATCGTAGGTGAGTTAATCGGTAAACAAAAACCAATTATCTTCGTAATCAAGAATGCGGTTGCTACTGAACCTCTTACGATTGATACAGGTAATGGTAAAGAAGATGTTGTGCTTAAAATCAAGTTTGTAGGTCACTACACTGAAGAAGCACCAACAACTCCACCATACGAAATCTACTACCCTAAAGCAGATGTAGTAGCACCAGTAGCACCACCAGTAACACCGTAATTAATGGCTACCGTCTTCGGGCGGTAGTACCAATTTGAATTTGAGAGGATGGATTAACAATGGAGAACATTATCAATGAAGGACAAGTAATAACAATTGAGGGTAAAGACTACACCATTCGACGCCTGAACACTCGTGACGTATTCAAAGTAGCTGCTATCTTAGGTAAGGTATACAAACCAGGAATGGGCTATACTGAAGGACAAGAAACAGGTTTTGCTGCCGCATTCCTATCTGCTATCCCTGTCGCTGAAAACGACATCGTTGGATTATTGTCAGGTTTACTGGGATTAACAGTAGAACAGTTCGATGAACTTCCTCCAGAAGCAATATTCGATATTGTAGAAGGATTATCGCAAAGTCAGGATCTGAAACGTTTTTTCGACAAAGTGAAAGCCATGATGAGCAAGTTGAACATAAGCCCTCAAGCTTAAAAGAGGATAAAGTTGATTCAATAAATCGTGCTTTTGATATGATTCAGCAACGCTATTCATTTACTGACGAATACATATTGTCTTTACCGTATGCCCGTTTCATGGACATGGTTGAAACAATATCAAGCGTGAGAGGGGAAGAGATAAGAGAGAAGTATCGCCAAGCTGCTTTTGCTTCGTACCTATCAGGTGCAGGTAACAGTGACGATGGAGGAGAAAATACCTTTTCAAGCTTTCTAGAAAAAATAGGGCTGACTGAATCGGCTGATGTCGAAGATGTATCTCCTCAAGATGTTACGAAGGAAGAGGCACTTGCCAAAGCACAAGAATATTTGGCAATGTTT